TAACTTCGATAACAAGGGCATCAATATCGTCTGCGAAGGGTACGCCACGGCGCTGTCGGTACGCTCGGCCATGAAGCAATTGAAGCGCCGATACAATATCCATGTTTGCTTTTCGGCTGGCAACATGGTGAAAGTGGCGGCAGGTCTAGAGACAGGACTGGTCATTGTGGATAATGACAAGTCCGGAACTGGGCAGACGGCGGCTCGGGAGATAGGTTGGCCATTCTGGATATCGGATACCGAGGGCGAAGATGCTAATGATTACTGTCAGCGCGTTGGACTGTTTCAGTTCAGTCAAAGCCTGACCCAATCAATGCTCGGTATTAGTTCTAGTCGGCACAGCAATGGATAACTGCCCTTCCGTGAACGGCTCAACGTCGCGGAGGGATTGCATTATCTCGATGCCCAGCGCAAGGGCGCGCTCACCTGCTCCAGAGTAATCTGAAAAGACCCTCACCTGACCGAACTCGTCTTCGATCAGGTAGAGGGCAAACATGCGGTTCTGGTTGTGCATGGTCGAAGTTTATCACTCAAACCATATTGCGATAATAATCATTGCCAATTGAACAACAAACATAAGTACAAGCCCGGCGTGCGTTCTCATTTGTTTTTCCTATTAAAAAGCGTGACTCGGTAGATTATTCGGCGATCAATGCTTCCAGCGCATAACAGTAAATTTGCGCGTCCTCACACGTTCCAAAGTCTGCGGCACACTCCACGCCACCGGTTTTGTAGTGCGTATACACTGAATAGTAGACGGCGGGTTCTCTGAATTCGTCTAAATCTATATCGTCTGGGTTAATCGTTGACATCATTTCGCACGCTCGTTTACCGTCCTCTGTTGTAAATTCGACAACAATCGATAACTCGGTTCCGTCGTATTGGTCAAGGTCGCCAATGTCATAGAGTCGTTTCATGTTTTCCCTTTATGCGGTAGCGGTGGCGCGGATGTCGCGGATATAGTCGGGCATATCGTCGCCGTCCTCGTATGCTTCCATCGCCCAGATTTTCAGGCATTGCTGGCAGGTATCGCGCCGGAAGTCGGCAAGGTGTAGCGGTGCGTGTGCGGCGTGGACGTTGCGCTGTCCATCGTGGCGGTCAGTTAGGCAAAAGCGACGGCCTGCGTTGTATCCGGTTTCTGTGAGGTGGATCATTGCATTTTCCCTTTATGCTTGTTTGATGGGGATAACACGGCGCGCTTTCGCGTCCGTTACTTTTGCACGCGTTCCATGTGCGCGGAATCCTATTATCACGGCACGGTCGGCGCGTTGGCACAATCCGCAGGTTTCGCAGGTTTTATCTTCGCGGGTTTGAGCTGGGCACACTACAATCGCCCGTCCTTCTGGCGTGGTGGTGCGTTCTGGGGTATCCATCGGGACAATGCATACAAGCGGGAGACCATGCGCGGCCAGCGTGTCAGCCTCTCCAGCGTCATCAGCTGACAGGTTAATGGTGAAACCCCATTGCGTGGCATGGCGCGCCCATACGACAGCGTCAGCGGATTTTTTGTGCGTATAAGTAAAACCACGTTTCCCGATGTTTGCGCGGACAATCTCGCCCAGCGCGGCAGGATCAACGGATTCACCTTCACCGGGAAGGTCGCCGGCTACATTCATGCGCCACAATTGGCCGTCCGGTAGTGCGGCGATACTTTCGCAGGTATCGGCCAACAGTGCGCCCCGTTGCGGTACTTTATTCCAGCTCATGCGGGTGTAATAGTCCTCGGCGTAACAGTCGGAACGATAGTGCGGGCATGACGGCGGGCAAGTTCCGCGCTCGGAATAAGTAACAGGGATTGCGCCGGTTTTGCGGTTGGATGATTGGCGGACGAAGTGTATTTTCATTTTATTTAACCTCGATAAAAATCAGGTGGCCAGAGTCGTGCAAAGCCTTGGCAAGCGGATTGCGGATAATCGCTTGCTCCAGCGTGATGCGCGGGCGATAGGTTGCATAATTGCGGACGCGGCTCGGACGGTGCGGGCTGTTGCGTTCGCGGATGGAAAACTCACGGCCAGCGGCGCGCATGGCGGCGAGAAAGGTCGAATAATCACAATCCTCCTCAAGGTAAGCGAATGCATCCCGGCTGTAAGAGTAGGACGTTATCTTGTCGGCGATGCCTAGTTCAGCGAGCAGGGCGTGCGGTACTTTAAGCCAGCCGTGGCCGGGATCACTGATAAAGTCGAATTTTTTCATGGCGGCGTTTCCTATTAGATTGATTTGATTGCCCGCAGGATGCGCGGCTCTTCTCGGTACACCTCAACCTGATATCCAAGAGACTGGATATCTCTCAGCGCGTGCGTGGTGAGTGTGCGCGTGCCAGCAATACGGGCGAAAGTCTCAGACACTTTGCAATGTGGGTAGACGGTTTCGATGCCGTAATTGCTTTTAATCTTGACGGTGATGAACATGTATTAGTTCTCCTCTGTTAGCGCATCACTGAGTGCGATGCATGAGACGTATACTAGCCGATGCAATATATAAGTCAAGGTCAATGCAATACATTTTTAATGGTATTTATCTATCGATAGAGCTGGGATGATTGATTTTCTTTATTTGTTCCGGTACAGTTCGGGCAAATAGGATGTTGTGCGGGCTATGAATCGCGCTCCAGGTCAACGGAGTGACGGCAAGCAAGCGCGGCGGCAGGGATAACGTGAACGAAGTGAACAACGGCTCAGGATATGAAACGCTCTAATATCAGAGAGAGAGTAAAGACAGAAGGAGTAGAGAAGGTGATGAGAGTAAAGAAGGGAACTCTCACACCTAAGATGAAGGCATTCGCTGAACAGGTAGCACTCGGGGAAAAAGGGGCACAAGCTTATCGTATGGTCTACTCAGCTAAAGCCAAGCCAAAGACAGCAGGGGATAATGCAAGTCGATTAAAGGCTGATATCCGAATCCAAGCGGAAGTGGAGCGGATAGAGCGGGCGCATGAGCTGGCTGCGTTACATTCCGCTGAGGGCTTGAGGTCTATTGTCATCTCAACCCTTGCTGAGATAGCAACAAACCCCGATGCGAAGGATGCTGTTCGCGTGCAGGCGGTGCGTTCTATTGGCCAGCTTGTCGGCGTGGACGCATTCAGAGAGACTAAGCGGATCGAACATGTAAAGGACGCATCAGAGATTAGAGAGCAGATCCTCTCTCAGCTTAAGACTATTACTATGGACGCGCCAGACGTGCAGGACGTTGAGGTCGATTCGCTGCTCGGAGAACTAGAAGGTGACAAAACTCCAGAAGATGAACCCCACCACGGGGGTATGCCCGCTTTGGAGGAAAGGGACTCCGACTCTCATGAACATATTATTCCACACGAAGCCACCCATATTTCTACCCAACACGAATCCGATTCCGCTCCCAGCGAAACCCCCCCGTCACCTTTTGAAAATGGAGAGGGTGGGGGGGATATATTTTCAGCGGAAAGTGATGTTATCAAATGAGCAAGGTGAAAGAATTTACACCTTTCCAAAAAAGCAACACTAAGAAATATGTGAGTAGGGTGCTTATCAACCGGGAGATGGTAGCTAGGAGGAAAGAGCTAACGTTTGCGGAGTGTATGGAGGTGGGTATGACCCCGGCGCAGAAGGATGTGTTTTTGATTATTGATGAGTGGTGGAAGATACATGGCTTCGGCCCGAGCATTAGGGATATCTGTCGGATCAGGGGTAAAGGTGGGTTGGGGAATACAAGTGAGATTATTGACCGGCTGGTGAAGTTGGGAGTGTTGAAGCGGGTGAAGCGTAGTTTTAGGAGTGTGCGGCCGGTGTATGTGAACTTTAGGGAATTGGAGTGATGGATCTTAGCGAGCTGATAAACAAGCTTCCCCCGGCTGAGCAGGAGAAACTGTTCGAGCAGGTGACGCAGTATAAGGAGGCGGTAGTTCGTGAGAAGGCGCATAAGTCCTTTATGGCGTTTGTAAAGGAGATGTGGCCGGGGTTTATCCATGGACGGCATCATGCGCTGATGGCCAAGAAGTTTGAGGAGATTGCCGAGGGTAAGTTAAAGCGGTTGATTATCAACATGCCGCCTCGGCATACGAAGAGTGAGTTTGCGAGTTACTTGTTACCGGCGTGGTTCTTGGGGAAGAATCCTGAGAAGAAGGTGATCCAGACTTCTAATACGGCTGAACTGGCGGTGGGTTTTGGCCGGAAGGTCAGGAACTTGGTGGATAGTGATGCGTATACGAAGATCTTCCCGAACGTCGGGTTGCGGGCGGATTCCAAGGCGGCGGGCCGGTGGGCTACCAGTCATGGCGGTGATTACTTTGCCATTGGCGTTGGCGGCACTGTTACTGGTAAGGGTGCTGATCTTCTTATTATTGATGATCCCCACTCGGAACAGGAAGCAAGACTAGCGCAGGGGGATCCTTCTGTGTTTGATGGTGTGTACGAGTGGTACACATCTGGCCCGCGTCAGCGTTTGCAACCTGGCGGGGCGATTGTGATTGTGATGACCCGTTGGAGCGACAAGGATCTGACGGGGAAAGTGCTGAAAAGTGACAATACGGAGTGGGAGGTAATCGAATTACCGGCCATTTTGCCGTCTGGGAAGTCGCTTTGGCCTGAGTTTTGGTCGCTGGAAGAACTTTCTGCGCTGAAGGAAGAGCTGCCGCCGTTCAAATGGAACGCCCAGTACCAACAAAAGCCCACTGGTGAAGAGGGGGCGATGGTAAAAAGGGACTGGTGGAAGCGTTGGGAGGCAGAAAGACCGCCGCCATGCCAGTTTATTATCCAAAGTTGGGACACGGCGTTCACAAAAAGCCAGCGGGCGGACTATTCGGCCTGTACTACGTGGGGTGTGTTCCATAGAAACGAGGATGAGAACGACGTAAACATCATTTTGCTGGACGCATGGAAGGATAAACTGGAATTTCCTGACCTAAAGACGACGGCAAAGCAGTTTTACGACGAATGGCAACCGGATTCGTGCATTATTGAGGCCAAAGCAGCGGGTGCGCCGCTTATTTTTGAGCTTCGCCGCATGGGGGTGATGGTTCAGGACTTCACTCCTACCCGGGGAAATGACAAATTTGTGCGTTTGAACAGCGTTACAGACCTTTTTTCTTCCGGTAAAGTGTGGGCACCGGAAACGCGGTGGGCGGATGACGTAATTGAAGAGTTTGCAAGATTCCCGAACGCAGAGCATGATGACTTAGTGGACTCGGGCGTGCAGGCTCTAATGAGATTCAGGCAGGGTGGATTTTTGCGGCTGGATACGGACGAAGTTGATGACGATCTAGGCTGGCGCAGGAAACGAAACTATTACTAAGGACTAATTATGGCAACGAATTTTGACAAAGCTTTGTACCAAGCCCCGGAAGGTTTTGGCGTGGACGAGCTTGAGCCGGAAATTGAGATTGAGATGGACGAGCCGGAAGATATAACTGTCGGCATTGACGGCATCGAGATTGAAATTGAGCCTAGCCGTGAAGCTTCGGATGAATTCAATGAAAACCTGGCCGAAGTAATTGATGAGGGTGAGCTTCAGGATATTGCTTCTGAATTGATTGAGGATTATGAAGAGGATGTGGCCAGCCGCAAGGACTGGATGCAGACTTATGTAGATGGTCTTGAACTTCTTGGTATGAAGATCGAGGATCGTTCGGAGCCGTGGGAAGGCGCGTGCGGTGTGTATCACCCGCTGCTGTCAGAAGCGCTGGTGAAGTTCCAATCGGAAACGATTATGGAAACATTCCCGGCTGCTGGCCCAGTTAAGACCAAGATTGTGGGCAAGGAAACAATTGCCAAGCGAGATGCTGCTGAGCGAGTTCGTGAAGATATGAACTATCAGCTAACTGAGGTAATGGTTGAGTACCGTCCTGAGCATGAGCGCATGCTGTGGGGCATGGGCCTGTCGGGCAACGGTTTTAAGAAGGTTTACTTTGACCCGAGCTTGGATCGCCAGGTTTCTTTTTATGTGCCAGCAGAAGATGTTGTAGTTCCTTATGGCGCGAGTAATTTGGAAACTGCGCCGCGAGTAACGCATGTAATGCGCAAGACCAAGAATGAAATGCGCAAGCTGATGGTTGCTGGGTTTTACCGGGATATTGACCTGCCTGAGCCGGAAAATACTCTGGACGATATTGAGAAGAAGATTGCTGAAAAGATGGGTTTCAGGGCTTCGACGGATGATCGTTACAAGCTTCTGGAAATTCAAGTTTATTTGGATTTAGCTGGTTATGAGGACAAGGATGAAAAAGGTAAACCGACTGGTATTGGGCTTCCGTACATTGTCACTATTGAAAAAACATCTCAACAAGTTTTGGCAGTTCGCAGGAATTGGCACCCGGAAGACCAGTTTAACCAAAAACGTAGCCACTTCGTACAC